CGCCATGCCGTCATCTCAGATGTGCGCCGGTCGTAGACACTTTGTCTTGAATCTTTTTATTCCACGGGAGGCGGCGGCCGCGCAAAACCGCAAAATGCACAACATCCTGAATCAGCAGGTTAGGCATGAAGGCTCCTTTTAATCAGAAAGCAAAGCCAGTATGGACGGCAGGAACAAAAAAAGGCACCCGCGCAGAAGCACGGATGCCTGAAGGACCAATCTCTTGTTTGATGTTAAAGTTTGTGCCTGTGGCCGCAAAGCGGGCAGATCACCTCTGTGCGCTTGCCCCTCCCCACGATCCCGATCACGATCCCCACCGCGATCATCCCAATGCCGATCACCGGGTTGAAAAAGGCGGAGATAAAACCGACGACCGCCAGGAACGCCCCCAGCAGCCCGGCAGCTGAAACTTTCGGCTTGACATCGCGCAGCGTCAGTTCGCCCTTGCCGCATTCCGGACAAAGATTCGCCATGGCTCAACCCCCCTTTGATTCCCGCCATTATATCACATTCTCCCCTGTCCAGGTTAATCCGCCCATACCAAACCCTCAACCGCTTCCCGATCGTTTAAATTTTGCCTTTGGAGCCGCGTCGATACGCGTACTTTTCAGCCAGTTTCCTGGTCGCCTCGGCCTGCTTCGGCGTCCTGCGCACGAACGGGTGCTTCCCGAACCTCCATTCGTAAAGCGGGCACAGCTCATCCGTGCAGCCGGCCACGTCCGTCAGCGGGTAGGTCTTCTTTTTCTTGCGCCGGTCCATCCCCATGCACTCGCCGCAGAACAGCCTGATCGCCTTGAGCGGCTTGGTCGCTTTTGCAGGATAGAGCTTGGTCACTTGCACACTCCGGTTGAAATCCCTTTCAATTCCATGGGCACAAAAATCTGTCCGTGCCGGTTTTTGAGCCAACGAACAGCAGGCTCTTGCGGGCGTGGTAGTCGGCGATCACCGGGCAGCGCAAGCCGCAGGCCTCCAGGAGCGAGCGCCGCTCACACCTGGAGCACCGCTCGCTGCCCTGGGTCCACGGCTTTCTCTGCAAACGGGCTCTGAAGATGCTCTTCACGGAACGTGCTCCTCCGGAACCCAGCGACACGCACCCCCTCGCCGAACACCCTGGCTCTGATGCCTGAGGCATCCAGCATGAGCGTGTCGCAGATCCACAAAAAACTGCCCACGTTGCGGTTAGCGCTGTCAAACCACGCGGCGGCCTGCTCTCTGCGGAGAGGCCTGGCATAGACGCTGTATTTGTCACGCCAGTCAGGGACGCCGTTCAGATCGCGGACCGCCTGGTTCAGCACGGCGGTCCAGAGGTTTCTCAGTTCAGGTGCGACCGGGTGAGGCCGGTCTTCCAGTATCTGCGGGAACTGTCTGCGGAGCAGGTTCACGGTCACCTCCGGAAAAACGGCATGGGTCCAGGCGCATCCGTCCAGGCCCCATGCCGGTAAGGGTTTCGAAGTAAAGGTTCCCGCTCCGACCGAGCGCCGCTTCAAAGAGGTTTCGGTGCATGGTTTCCAGTTCCGCGCCTATTGCCAGGTCGTAGGCCTCCCTCGCCCTCGCCAGGATGCGCTCGTCGGTCGTTTCCCCGCACCCGCAGCCGACCGACAAGCGCCAGTCCGTGTATGCATCCTGGCGGTAGATCATGACCTTTCGCCACTCCACGCACTGCCCGCAGTCGAAACAATAAAGGTCCAGGTTGCCTTTCATCAGAACCCCACCGCGATGAGCCAGAAAATGTTGGTCACGAGCGCCCCGGCGACAGCACCGTAGATGCTCCAGCGTTCCCGCTGTTTCCACACATACTGATCGAGTTCCGCGCCGTACAGCATGCCCCTGCTGATCTCCATGTCATCCCTCCACATTTGAAATATCAGTTCCGACATTCTCACCAGCCGATGATGAGGTTTCCGATCCGCACAGCGACCGCGAGCAGGACGCACCCGCCGGCCGCGCACCCGACCAGCACGGCCAAAACCACGAGCCGGGCCGCGCTCTCCGACAAAAACCTCATTCCGCCGAAATCATAAAGCATCGATCTGGTCCTCCAGCTCCCTGGTCGTGCGCTCGAGGGCCTCGATGTTCGCCCTGAGCTCCTCGTAATCCTCGCGGTCCTTCATGCGGTTGATCCACTCCTTGAGCCAGTCAACCGTTTTCTGCAGCTCGTCCTGTTTCATCACTTATCGTGTTTCCAGCTTCCGTGGCGTTTTAATAGGTATACATTAGCTACCTAATCGCACACCAAAAAAAGAGCCGCATCCACGTCGAAAATGTCCGAAAGCCTCTTGATCGTCGTCGAATGCGGCTTCTTGCTCCGCTTGAGGATGGACACGCCGGACGGGGTGATTCCCAATCTTTCGGCGAGCTCCTTGTTATTCATGCCCCGCCTGGCCTGCAGCTCCTCCAGCTTGCGCCCGAACTCTGTAGCTTCCATTAATCCCCCTGCCATTAGGTAGGTAAATCCTATCAAACGTGATTCGGTATTGTCAACAAATATTTTAATAAAAAAATATATGTTGACAAATATGCTAAACGGCTATATTTTTTAATCCGAAGGGGAGGTGATGAGGATGAACAGAGTTGAATTTGCCAGGTATATGCGATCTGCCCGCGAAAAGGCCGGGCTGAGCAAATTCGCTGCCGGCAAAGCCCTCGGTTACATATCGGACGGCACGATCAATGGCGTAGAGCAAGGCAGGACCGGCCTGCCGGTCGAGCAGATTCATCCGGTTTCCAGGCTTTACGGCATACCCATCGATGAGCTTCTGGAAAAGATCAAGGAATGCGAGCCGAATCTATACAAGAAATACCTGAGGCTGCAGGAGGACATCATAACGCATTTCGCGAAACAGGTGGCCGTTCAGAGGTCGAACAGCATTGACCATGGGCACGCCAGGCACCACTACCCGTTCCACAATGGCCTGTTCGAACAGTTGACATATTCTATATCTTATCAGAACCTGAAGCCGATGGTGCAGATGGGGATGGATCTGCGGGAACGCAAATTGCATGACCGGAAACAGAAGATCCTGGTGTTCCCCCATGCTAGAGCCGGAAGAACTAAGAGAATTCATCATGAGGGAGGTTTCCAGCACCACCAGCTACGGCATGCTGCTTGACCTTTTCTACAGGATCCTCAAGGAATACGGCATCCACTACACCAGCATCAGGGCCGGGCGCCTGAGCCGGCCGCAGCTGAGCCTCTGGGACAAAAGGCCCGCAGCCTTCTCAGGCCGAAAATTGTAAAATCTGCCGTGTTTTGTATGGATTCAGCTTCCACATTCCGCCCAGGATCGACGATCTCCCGAGGATCGATACCCAGGCATGAATAAAAAAACGACCCCCCGCATGGCCACAGTCGCTCCGGTTCCCGTTCGGTTCGTATGCGCTTGTGCGAGATCGGATAATCAACCGAGTCGCCGATACAGGAGGTCGCTATCTCTTCATCAGGGCTTTCTGCTTTTCGTCCAGGTGCTTCAGCTGCTCGTTCAGCTTACGGTACTCGTTCTTCTCATCCTGGTTCTTCCAGTCCGAGCACGGCTTCCCCTGGTTGCGGTCCTCCAGCTGCCAGACACGCGACTGGATCTGCTGTATCTGGTCCGATACGATCTTCTAGTCCAGCCGCATCTCGACCAGCTTGAGGTCTTCGGCCTTGGCGAAGTACGACAGCCCGCCCGATACGATGCCGACCACGGCGGCAAAGGCGATGACCGCCCCGAGGTAGTCCCGTAGCTTGGTCATTTCCCCGCCCGCCCGCCGAGGTACCCGATCAGCCCGCCGACGGCCGCAGTCGCCACTTGCTGCGCCTGATCCTGGCTGATCAGGATCATGGCAACAATGGCGATGCTCACCACGCCCAAAATCGTCAAGGTGCGGTCAAGCTTGTATAAGATGTATTCCTCCACGCTGCGGCATTCTTCCGGTTCCGGCTTGGTTTCGCTTTCCATAATTTCACTCCACATCGGGCAGGGTTGCCGGAGAGTGGGCGATGAAGTAGGCTTCCTGCTCCTTGTAAATCGCTTCCATCTCCTCCTGGGTTTTCCCTGCCGTTTGAAGGCTCAGAAAGTATATCTGCAAAGCCAGCTTTGCCACCTCTATCCCCGCCGTTATCGCCAGTGCTGTGCTCATGTCACCCCCCTACCGTCTGCAGTTGGTTAAGCAAATTGAGAATCGTCTGCTCCGTCGCCTGGTCCGGCGTCCCCCCCTGGCTGACCGTTATCCGGTAAGCGTCGATGAGCGGGTAGACCTTGACCATGATGGCCTTTTTGTTCTTGAGCACCGCCTTCTGAGCCTCTGTGAGATTCGGAATGGCCACCATGCTGCGGTAGTCCCTGTCCTGTGCGTTGTAGATGCCGAGCATCCACACAAGCCTGTCCTTGTGCGTCTGCTCGCTCCACGGCTTCATCGCCATGTTCGCCGTGCAGGCGAAACACAGCAACAGCAGGATCGCCAATGGCACACAAACCTTTCGTTTCATAAAGCCTCCTCTTGATGCATACAGGTCGTTTGCGGAGTTTTGGTATCCGTATAATATGTAACCGTAGGTGTTTGGTGTGTATAGTACCATGATGAATACTGGGTTTGATACCATTCTTTACCACAATCGGCACAGTAGACGTTTCCGCAATGCTTACAGATTTTAATGTGCTCATGGTCGCAATGCTGGCAATGACATTTGTGTTGCATAAATCCTCCTATTTCCCCCATTGATAATGGTTTCCGTCATTGAACCGCCCGCCCCAAACGCAGTTAGTATCCAGCGATTCGTAAAAATGACCGAGCGGAGCGTGATCCTCTGTCGCACTCAGATAGAGTCCGTCCCTGAACAGGTTTAGATCAATAGCCAATCCTTGAGGATGCTTGCCGTGCTCCGCGTGCTTGAACTTGCCCGGATAAGTGTCGCCAAAAGTTATCTCATATCCGTGCTCGTAGGCGTAAACGATGAGCTGCCCTATGCAGTGTGCGAACCTGGACTGTTTCTCCCTGAGAGTCATATCCTCTTGCAAATCTCCTTTTCCAGATGCTCCGCACAATGGTCCATGAGCTTCCTGAGTGCCTTACGCGTCTCCCTGGCCCTCATGAGGGCGCGGTCCGGGTACCCATCCTCCAGGTGTCTGATGATCTTCTCGCAGCTCTCATCGAACATCATCAGCAGATTTCCAAGATCGTATCTCATCGTCAATCGCCGTTGTGCTTTGCCATATACACGGCAATCTCTTCAAACTTACTGGACACATGGTTCCTATTCCCCTCTATGAGCCTCTCGATGTTGTCCAGCCTTTTCTCTATACGGTTCTGGCAATCTTCCCGGTACCTGTCGCAACGCGCCTCCCCGACCTGATAACGCAGAGTGGCCCGTGCTTCGTCCATCTGCTGCCGCAAACCAGAATAATTGGCTTCCAGACGGGCAATCCCGACCTTGAGGCCGGCGAACACACCGGCCACACCGGAAGCGAATGTGACGCTCCATGCCAGCCAATCGGGTATCATTCGGACCTCCGTGCTTACGCCACCCGGATCACCCCGTTGGTCGAGTCGAAATCGACCACGAATTTCTCGCCCGAGGCCAGGTTCACGTCCGTGCCGTAATCGTACCAGCCGACCAGATGCCCCGTCGCGTCGTTGCTGTTGTAGACCACAACATACCGGAAGCTCGCCATGGCCGACGCGGCAGCGGCCTCGATCGTCACATCGCTGAAAAACAGGGCGTAAGTGGCCACGCTTGCCGTCGCATCGGCGATCGTCAGGGACACGTCCGTCGACCAGCCGTTCCCGGTGGCGATCGTCGTGATGCAGGCGATCTTGTCCATGGTCGCTGTCGGGGCCGCCGTGCTCACCCTCAGCTTGAAAACATGGGTGCTCAAATCGTGCTTGGCCATTGAAAGGTCACGCGCAAAACAATTGAATTTATTGAAAACTGCCATTGTTCGATCCTCCTTTTAACGTTGTTTGATTTTCACCCTGAACGACCGCTCGTCCACTCTGGCGCCGTTCGTCGTGATTTTGACCGAAACCGTGTAAACCTGCCCGACCACGCCGCCGCTCAGCCAGGCCGTGACCGTGTTTCCGCTGAGGCTGTGGGTCGATATGGTGAGGAGCGAGCTGTTCACCGCAACCACATAAGTCGACAGGCTCTCCCCCGTGCTCACCCAGGTGGACCAGTCCATAGCATAATCCAGATACGCATCCGGGTCCTTGTAGTACAGCGCTTCCATATTATTCTCCTACCGCCATGAGGCGTTCCTCGTCCGGGATGACCATTAACCGGCTCTCGGCCTCCACCTTTATGACTCTGTTCTCCGCTGCGATCACGCAGAGCCTCGCTGCCGGGGTCCTGTGGATGTGAATGAATGTGACTGACCGGCCGTTTATCGTGACGGTCACCGGCTCGGCCGTGAACTTGCCCGATAGAAACTCGGCATCCCCGCCCGTGATGCTCACGGACCCGGTGTCGCAGCGCCACACCCGCTCATGCCGCAGGGCCGCTCCGAATCCGCCCAGCGCGACGCTGCCTGCTTCCGCATGCAGCAGGACGCCGTAGTCGAGATTGGCAGGGTGCCCTGTGATCGTCATGTTGCCCGCGACGGCTTTCAACCTCTGCTCCCAGGTGATTGCCGCCGGATTTCCCGTGACAGTGACGGAAGCCTGCTCCGCGACCAGGATCGCGATTGGTTTCCCCAGCTTCGCATCGTTGAACGTGATGTCCCAATCCCTGCCGAGGCCTCTCAGCGTCTGCACTGTCCTGGCCGTGAAAGTCTGCGGCGTTGCCGCAAGAGATCCAGACTCAGCCTTGAGCGACTGATGCCAGTAAAGACCAGAATCCTGACCGCTCACGGAAATCGATCCGCCGGCAGCCGTCAAATTGCGGGCCCCGGTCACAGCCGTATCCTGACCCGTGATTGCGACCGATGCCTGCTCGGCGGCCAAGTGCCTGTGCCACAGGAGGATTACGGGCTGACCTGTCTCCGTCACGTTGATCGGCTCGCCCGTCATGGCGAGGACCGAGCTGGTAGACAAGACCGCATCGAACAGCGTGACTGATACGCCTGCCTGCTGAGCCTTCAGGAGCTGGTGCCAGAAGAGAAGAGCAGGCTGTCCGCTGGCGGATACCGCACCAGGATCGGCCCGCATGGAGCGCAGGGCTGTCAGCCTCGCGTCCCGCCCGCTCGCCGCCGCGCCCGCCTGCTCTGCCTTCAGGAGCTGGTGCCACAGAAGACGCGCATAGAGGTCCGTCGTCCACTCGAACCCGCCGTCGTCCATGAAAACGAACTCGCCTTCATTGATGAAGGCATACGGCGCCGGGATCTGGACATACATGGTTTCGGCGGTCAGCGTCGTGATCCCGATAAGGCCCGTGACCTGGTACCCGGTGATCTCAATTATCGACTGCTCGGCCCGCAGGGTGATGACCCGCCGGACCGTCATGGACTGCATCGTGATCCCGACAGCCCCCTGCTCTGCCACGATCTGCCCGGTGCCCCTGAGCAATGCAGGCTCAAACGCGGATGAGACGCCCGTTCCGTCCGCCTTCATCACGAAGACGGACGGGATGCCGTACCATTTATCGTCCAGCGTGTTGGTCCAGGCATCGTCCGCGCTCGGCTCGAAGACATCAGACCCGGCACTCAGGAGCGCCGGGTGAAGCGCGATCCCGATTGTTCCGGTCTCTGCAACGAGTTTTATTCCAGTGACCAACGAGCAGGGCTGGCCCGATATGGCAACTGTCGCATGTTCGGTGATGAGCCTGTTGATGTGGACATGGTCGAGTGTCGCGTCCTGCGGCGTGACCGCGAACGACGCTGTTTCGGCTTTGATCTTGTGTGTTTCCGCGAACCGGAGAGCCTGGCCTGTCAGAGATACGGTGCCGTGGTCCATCCGTATCCCGTGGTAAGTCTGAAGCCGGTTTGATTGGAAAGATATCGCAACGCTGCGTGAAGCCGCAGTCAGGAATGTGATGGTGTGAGGCCTCGCCGCCTGGAAAGAAACGGCAACCGAACCCTGCGCCGCCGCAATGCCGGAGATCAAATACCAGGCGTCGTCGGAGGTGTCGACCCACTTGTCATCCTGGCTTATGACATAACCGTCATCTGGCATCACATTTCACCGTATAAATCGTTATCTCAGGTGCATCAGGCTTCGGAAGCGGCTTCTGCGGCTTCCAGCCCATTCCAAGGACAGTAAACAGAATCACGACCAACGCTGTCAATCTAGCTATCTGCATACCTGTGTCGCATTCCCCCACTCTGGTGCATCCGGCACTGCCGTCACACCGCAGCTTATTGTCACGGACTTGACCGCCGACCACCCGACTGTCTCAGCCTGCGAACCATCGGATCGGGTGACACGGACAACCGCACCGAGTCGAAAGCTGTACGTCCCGTCAGGCAAGCCCGTGATCGTCACGCTGGTGCATCCTGGCAAACAGGTCTGGGACAGCAACGCCCCGTTCTGCTCCACGTTGTAGCGCAGGAACACGGGGCTGAGTGATGCCGGAAACACGCTGGATCGTGGCGTTGGGTCATCCAGGGATTTCGTGACGGCGATGGTGACATCCGCTGCGTAGACGGAAGTCGTGAACGAAAAGACCAGAAATGCGATTGCCAACAACCTTTTCATATCGAACCTCACTTGATCGGATGCCGCTGAAAAAACTTCCACAGCTCCTGGTTGGCCGAGATGTCCCTGTTTGTCTTCCCTAGAAAGCTGTCACCGAGCATACCTCCAGGCCATGTATGCCCTGCCCCGACCAGCTTCCACAGGATCACCTCCGGGTCGCTCCCCCATGTGCTGCTGTACGCCTGCCCGACCTGCGCCAGAGTCGGCGTTTTGTCCAGGTTGAGCACGCTTACCCAGAAAGCCATGTTCTCCTCCACGGGCATGAAGTTCTGCCCTGGGAATGACAGGTCGCCTACTCCCCCATTGTACGGAGCCGCCTCATCAGCCGTGCCGTGGAAGTGCATAACGGAGATTGGTCTGGAAGGCTTGCACGTTGTCTTGGACATCCCCATAGGGGCACTGACCCCAGCTATCGCCGCAATCTGGTCAGACATCTCGCACGCCAGCCTGTAGCACAGCATGGCCCCGTTGGAGAAGCCCGTGGCGTATATCCGCTTCGGGTCGATGTTGAACTCTGCACGTAGCTTTGCGATCATCGCCTTGACAAAGGCTACATCATCTATCCGTCTATACTGCGCCCAGCCGCAGCAGTTCCCTGCGTTCCAGGTGTAGCCGGACCCAGCCCCCAGGCGTGGTCCCTGCCCCGTGCCTTCGGGATACACTGCTATGTAGCCCTCTTTGTCCGAGTGCTTGTCCATACCTGATATGGCCTTCTGAGACTCAGGTGCTCCGCCCCCGCCGTGGAAGTTCAGAACCAGCGGCATGGGCCTGCTGGTGTTGTAGGACGCAGGGACATGAACCAGATACCGCCTGTCCATCGTGCCGACCTTGATCACACGGGTGTAGTTGTGCGAAAGCAGATAACTGCCGCTGCCCCCGCTGGCCCATGCGTAGGTATATATACATACTGAGAATAACAGGAGAGCTATAATCAGCTTTTTCATCTGAACGAACCTCCTTGTATCGTGCATCCTGTGGCGGATGGGGTGGTGCCTTCTCCCCGAAGTGGGTGTGGATAGGTGTATGGGGTATAGTAGTATGTCCATGCATTAGTTGCCGTACATTTATACAAAGTACCGGAAATATTTGCAGAGTGTGATGCACCGACTACCCCATCTCCTGATAAATCAGTACATGATTGATTTGTTGCCCAGTATGCAACTCCAGTTGTGCAAGTCCCAGGTATAGCCGCTAAAGTACCACATCCGATTCCGCCTGTAGTCCCACAGGTATCTACTAAAACTCCATCCTCATCGTTGTATTGACAGGCAGCAGGGTCAGGTAGTGCGCCAGTAAACGCTCCAGACCTTTGTTGCCAAAACTCAACATTTTCACTGAGGGTCGGCGTACTGTTGAAAACATCGTTTGCCGCTGAGTTATCGTAATAATAGAATGAGTCTATATAAACAGTCAGTGAAAGAAGACTGTTATCTGACAGTCTATTGCCCCAATGGTATGTATTGTTAGGGCGCATTAACCTATCCGACTTTGCTCCAGTGTAATAATACAAAAATCCGTATGAAGTACCGTCAAGTGTAGCAACCCATGGCTCTGCAATAGTCCCAGTGGTTGTTCCCTGTCCGCCTGTTACAATATGTTCCTCACCTTTTCCGGTTCCTCTAACAATTTTAATCTTCATCGTATTGTTAGCATCCGACGGCAATCCATAGGAAAAGGCAAAACTTGTTCCTGTTCCAGTTATATTTTGATAGTAATATAGCCCATCGTTCCATTCTTCTTCTATATGGTTAAGAGAAATTCCTGTTCTATCCATGTAATTATTAAATATTATATGACGACCACCACGAATAACATTTAATCTTGGGCTTCCACCAGAACCAAACGATATTAGATTACCATAGTTTTCGGTTATCATAGTAGTCATATTAGGACCGGCCATATTCCCGTGCATATCCCACACGGTCCTAGCACCTGATGTATTTGTCATAGTGATGGTATTGTATCTCGTTGCATATCGTGCGGCATGCCCACCACCAAAAGCCAACCCATAGTTTGACGTAATCGTATTATCTTCATAAAACAAATTGTCCACATTTCCAAAAGCTATTGAACTTTGCAGAGCATCAAATGTTACACTTTGTCCACCTGATTCGTTATTGCAATATCCATAGATTGTATTGTTATCTATTACTCCAAAGACGATATTAAAAATATCAATAGCTTTGGCTGAGGTTGTGTTTGCATACAGAATGTTATTATCAACTCGCACACCATACACTTTTTCTGCCGTTGCTCCTCCTGGTCCGGCCAACGTCACTGCTGCCGCAGAATAACCTCTATTGTCCATGGTAAATCCAGTAAGTCTAAATGACGTTGAGCCTGTGTTTGCAATAGCAGCAGGGGCTTCATACGCCACAACTCCTCTTGTAGATGATGTTACTTGTCCAGTTATCACCGTATTCGCAGCACCAGCCCCGATCAGAGAAATAGCTTTGGTAATTATAAGGGGGGATGTCCAAGTTGCTGACCCAACCTCCACATTCACCGTATCCCCAGCATCAAGGTCATCACTTGCCATCAACGCACTCAAGGAGGCATAGTCAGGCGTGCAATTCCACACATGAGAATTCGTTCCTGTCTCAGTACACGCCCCCCACGCACTGCAATGGATAAGGCAGCATAGGACTGATATAAGCAGAAATGGTTTTTTCACATCTACTCCAAAATATATAATTTCATATTTCCGCAAAGAGCCGTGGTGGAATTATTCCATGCTACACCAGGATCACCATAGTCCAAACGCTCAGTAGCGCAAGAACTGTCCGCGTAAAAAGTTACATAGTTTGACGTATCCCCTGCTGTTCTCAATTCAAGTACACCCCAATAAGTATCGGAGTTTGTCAGGTTTACCCCGCTACATGAGAATCCATACCATGCTCCAGCTTCAATGGTATCGGCATCCATTGAACCGCAGGCAACGTGCTGTGCCGCTGGATGTGGAGGACTTGCACCATCATTTGTGTATATGTACGCATATATTGATTTACCAGCGAGACTACCTGTTTTGCTGAGATAGAAGTAGACCTTACACAATTCCCCTGTTGTTCCAGCATAGACAAATTGACTTGCAGCCCAATCCGTAGCAGCACCTTTACCAAAAGATAAAGATGAATCCTGAGCATCATCCATATCTGTAGGTGCTTGCTGTGTAGTCTCACTACAGGACAAACCACTAACCGGCACACTCCACATCATCGCCGGACTGAGGCGTGCCAGTTCAGGGCATGGAGCTTCCTCTACGCACTGCGCCCAGGCGTGGGGCAGGAGCAGGATCAGCAAACCGAGTATGGCGATAGACCTACAGAGTGATTTCATGGGACGCTCCTATTGCTTGACAATCGTTCCACGGTATCCGGCCACAGACCATGCCGCATCGTTTATTGCCACCACGCAGATGAAATCCCCTGCGCTAGTTGCCGCAGCGGTTGACCCGATATATTCACCAGCCGCATTAGCCGTGCCTGTCTCATCGATGAAGTTGTCGTTTGTGTGGCAATCAAGAAGGAAGTTCTCGTTTGCATCCTTGTTGAACACACAGATTGCAGCCCCCGGAAGCACCTGGGTCGTCGTAGGTGCAGAGGCTACTATCTCAGGTAGCGTGATCGTTGTGTCATCCGCAGAAGACAGGATTACCCCGCCCCACACAAGGCGAACCAAAGTGCCGTCGCAATCCGTTCCGAACGTACAGGAACCCGTAATCTCTTTCCATGGCGTGTACCCATAGAACGACCTCGCATACATGGATACCCATTCCCAATCCTCATTACCCCCGTCCCCTGAGTCGATGATGTAAGGTACGGATTCCGTACCGCCGCCATCCACGTCAAGGGTAAACCCGAACATTGCATTGCCCCAGGTGGACTCGTCATTGAACATGACTAGCGCGGCGTCCTTGTCGCCCGTGGTCGTGATCTTGTCCAGCGCACCCGTGCCGCCACCCGTAAGCGCACCCGTCACAGGGTAGATGTTCGCGCCAGCACCCGTGGCCCCGGACATCTGGATGTTCCGCACCTGTCTTTCCAGCTTGGCCACCTTCTGCTCCAAGTCGGCCACCTTCGGGTCAAGCGTGGCGCATCCGGCCAATGCGAACACAACAACAGCTATAAGCAAAACGATTCTTTTCATCTCAGGCACCTCACATATCCACATAAATCAGATTGTCGTTCTCCGGCTTCGCCTCCCAGATCCGCCGCTCCCCAGGCGTGGCGTCCAGCATGTAAACCCCCTCCTGGCATAAGCAGATGTTCGCCATGTGGACCTTACTTATACCCCTGAACATGTCCCCGAACGCCCGCCCGATAGATATGGGAAACTGATGGTCCTGCGGCAGCTTGCCGCTCGCCCATTGCATGTACCGCTTTCGCCTCACCTCGGCCACGAACTGCAAGGCGAAATCGTCGCAGTCGCAAAAACTCTCGATAAATTGCATGGTCGGTACGTTGCTTGTCTTGAGCGCCCCCTCCACCGCCCCCAGCGGCGGCATCCAGAACGCCTTGTCCCACAGCCAGATATACTCCAAGTCCGGCCAGATGCTCGTCACCTTCGCCCTTATTTCGTCAGCAGTTATTTTCATTCCACATCCCCCAATACTTCACACAGCCACGATCCCTCGTAGCAGCACCACGAGTTCGTGTCCTGTCGGTAATAGCAATCCCCCGTGCTCGGCGTCCCACTGAAAGCTCCCGTGTTTGTCACGTTGATGTACTTGTACCCGTCTGTCGTAAAAGTGCCCATGCTCGCCCCATTGACCGTGCACAGCTGCCACGCTCCGCCCCCGCTGTTCGGTGCAATTCGTGTGCATTGTGTCGTGCAGCCCGCCGGATCGTCGCTGTTCGTTCCGTCAGAATCGTAAGCCCACACACTCCATGTTGCCGTCGTCCCTGACAGCTGGAGCACAATCGCCCCGTCGCCGTCCGCCAAATTCGCGTGATTGATGCCGTCGAGCGCATCCCCTCCACCGAGCAGTCCGTTCCGCCACCAGAACTTTCTCGCTCCGGCCTCCTCTGCGAGCAGCATGGCCCTCGCTGCCTTGCCTTTTTCAAGGGCCACGATTCTTGATTCAAGGTTCCGGTACTGGACGGATGACACACACCCAGCCATAACCATCAAAATCAAGCCCAGGATCAACGATCTCACCCTCATGCTCATCTCCCTATCCGCCACCATTTCTGTGTTATCGTGGACGCCCCGAATGACCTTTCCATCAGGATGCACGGCTCCTCGCTCCAGCCCTCCCCGTCCGCCGAGCTCCCCTCCGGCATGGTGATCGACGCGACATCCCCTTCCTTCAGGTCGTAGCCCACATGGTAGGGGACTTCCATCTGCACCAGATCGTGAGGAAAAGCCTTGAGCCACAGGAGCCGGTCGACCAGGTACCTCACCATGTACTGATCCTGAACGTCCGGCATCTGCCACGAGTATTCCGGCTGTTCCCCGAAAGACTGATAGGACCGCTTGCAGATCGTGTTGTTTGTGCGATCCTGAATCAGCTCGCTCTCGTAGCCGCCGTCGGCCGGGTTTAGCGCGTACTTCACCCGGACGCGGTTCACGATGTCGTCACCAGGCGTTTTCGTGATGACCGGCGACTTGCCGACAGCGTCGGTTTCCGTGTCGATGTGAGCGCTCGACGGGACAGAAGGGGAAAACGTCACGACGCCGACGCCGGAGCCGAACGCGAAGCGCCCGGCCAGGCACTGGCGCAGAAGCCTGTCTATCACGTCCCTGGTCGATGTCTGGCGGTTGACGATGCTCGCGAACTTCAGCCCCGGCAGCAGGCTCCGCATGGTCTTGACGCTCTCGACGTGGATCTCCGATGGGAGCAGGTTCGAGTGATACCTCATGAGGTAGTGAATGATGTCCGCCGGGTGCTCGATGAGCAGGTCCGTCGTCCCCGTGATGTCCCCGCCGCCGTCATACAGACCTTTGATCTGGCAGGTGAGGGGCTCTAGCGCCACCTGGTCTGCGGTGAAAATGAAAACGGCCACCGTCTGCCCCTGGTTGTCCCACACCTGCGGCCAGAACGCGTAATTCGCAGCGGAGATCACACCGCCGTCCTTGTCGAACACGTCCAGCGTGCCCGCGTTGTACTCCGCGTCTGTGGCCTTGCTGACGCCCGCGTGGGCGACATAGTAGAAGCTGTCCGTGTCCACGCACAAGAGCGGGACCCCCTTGGTCCACGAGCCGAACAGAAGAGGCTGTACCTTCCCTGCCGACGATCCCCCCCCGCCAGTCGTTCTCACGTCCGGCCAGTTGGTTGTGGTGATGATGGTTTCGGGGATCGTTTTCCAGCGCCGCTCGCTGAAATCCGTAAGCGTGAAGGAATAGAGCTCCCTTGTGTGACTGTCCTTCGCGAAGGTGCCGGTGAAAAGAAGCCCGTTCTTTTCGATGTCGCTCCATCCCAGGCCCGGCGCCCAGATGTAGAGCCGGCCCGTCCCGCCGTTCAGGTAGGTGGAGCTTTCCAGGTCCTGCAGACGGTCGCGGTTGACGATGTCGACGCTCATGCTGTTGGACGAATAGCTGATGGACCGGATGTCGAAGGCCGAACCGAACCTGGGGTTTTCAGGCATGAGTCCCTCGAACAAGTAGTCCCCGACCGTGATGTTCCTTGTGGAGTAGCGGCGGATGATGCCCTCGAAATCCAGTTCCAGCAGAAAATAGACCTGTCCGGAATCTTTGATGGCATCGGCGATAGCGCTCATAGCACCTCGGTGAATTCGGCGTTCAGCGAAAATTTGTCGAGATACACCTGCTCCAGTTCGATCGGGCCGTCCAGGTGAACCAGGTGGCAGTCGAGCAGGTTGCTGGAATCAAGGACCAAGGCGAAGGCCGACCCCTCCATGTAGTCGAGCAGCGCGACAAGCTCCTTCCGGCCGGTCTCAGACGCATTGAAACTCACGCTGAACGATCTGCGCCGGCCGTAGTTCTTGATGGGGATTCTCCCTCCTCCAGGGGTCAGCATGTCCTTCACCCCGTAATTGTGTTCGAGCTCATACCCGACGCCGAAGCTGTCGGTCAGGGTGATCCCCTTGCCGACAATCATGGTTCCGATCTTATAGGATCTGCCGTCCATGTTTCTATAAACGTCATCAAGGTAAATTCTGATGTAGCGGTAGGCATACTCGTTGCCGAGCGATTTGACGACACGGTCCTTGTATATGGCGAACGTGTCATTTACGGCGGCGTTCCCAAGTATAGCTTCAAGCGCATTGATATCCTCATAGCAGAGCAGGTAGTCACCCACATTGTCCTTGATCTGAAATGTGTAGTCATCCAGAGTCCCGGAGGTGAAGCAGACATAATAATCCTTGAGAGAGTGCTCTTGATAATTCGCGAGCAGGCTGGAGTCCTTGATCTCGTTTTTAACGATGAGCGCGTCGAGCGCACCCGATGTCGTCACATCGAAGCTCACACTGACATTCACAGCAGGCGCTCCCCAGGAGTCCGAATCATTCATCTGAAACTTGAAGCTTCTCGCGTTGCACCCGAAGAAAGCCACGGTGTCGGCGAAGGCCAGTTCAGAGCCGAGGTCGATCACACAGTAGCAAGCGTAATCGTCCATGACTTTCCAGCACTTTGAGGGGCTGTCCACGACCATGTTCGATGCCGCGAAATCATAATCCGCCTCAAAGGTCCAGATGTCCCCTGCGACCCCCTCCCCCCCGTGCCATGAGATCCATGCGCCGCACGCCAGGTGCTGGCTTATGGCGTCCATCGCGCACGGGCAGGCGTTTGCCGAATAAGCGGCCCACACCCCGGCCCTGCACAGCGTGATGTCGTTGTCCGTGTCATTGTGGAACAGGCACCACATCTGGTGGCCCGCCACCAGGGCGATCGACGGGAATTTGAAATCCTTGCCCGCTGTCGTCGCGACTGTCAGGATGCTGCCCGTTGACCACGTCGCCCCGTTGTCCGTCGATCGGCTCATGACGATAGGCTGGTCAGCATCCGCCTGGTCCGCGACGACATAAAGGTCGCCGTTGATGTCTCTCGCGATTGTCGGGTGCCTCACGTCCGTCGTGAAATCGATGACCGCAATGACGCTCCCCCACGTCATCCCGTGGTCGGTCGAGATCTTGCACTTGATTTCGTCGCTGCCTAACCCGTCCTCATCGGAATAGTAGACGCAAACGAGATCTCCGTTCTCGGCGACGCAGATGTCGGCCTCCGCCTGGGTGTTGGTCGTGCTCGCCACCGTCACAGCGGTCGACCAGGTCATCCCCGCATCGTAGCTCAGCTTGCACGAAACGGCTAGCGTTCCATAAACACCGATCACCACGTTGGAAGAGATCTCGGCAAGCCCTGTGAAGGCGCTCACGGTCGGCCCCGTGGCCCACGTCACACCCTCGTCGTCGGAATAATAAAGGGTCGTACTGACGACAAGAAGGATCCGGCCGGATCTCAAGCGTATTGCTGCGCCGACGTCATCCGCAGTCGCTGAGGAAGAAATCTGTGTCCAGGTTATCCCGTTGTCCACCGTCTTTTTGATTTTGATTACTCCGTCGCTGTCGCTGTATATAGCCAGAACCCCGTTTTCGCCAAGGTCGATCAGCGCATTCTTGCCCGCCGTGGCATTCCCTGTGTCGTCGATGACCTGTTTGTTCAACCATGTGGCCGTGTTCGGAGAGTGCCTTCCGAAATAAGTTGCGCCCCCGTCGTGGCTCCACTTGTATGTGCCCGTTCCAGCATCCCCGGAGGCGATCAATTCCACCTTGTAGTCCCGCGTGGAAAACGGCAGCGTGAGCGTGAAGGCCGTGGCGCTCATCACCCGGTTTGTGAAAGCCGAGCTGACGGTGATCGTGCCCGTCGCCTGCGCGAAATCTGAGCATGTGCGCGTGTCGCTGCCGACTATTATGGTCGCACCGATGAGGTAATCGTCACCGTAGCAGCACAACACCGAATCGATGAGCGTCGTCTTGTCCACCGCGCCGTCAGCCGTGGTCTGGCCGATGTAGTAAAGATTATCAGGGGTCCCGCCTGGCTTCACCCTGTAATTGCCTTCGTTGTCTGTGTCAGGCTCGGCCGCTCCCCACTTCTCGCCGTCCTGCCCCGCGTAGTTCGTGCCGACAACGGAAGTGGTGAAAGTGTGGGACGGTTTCAGAATGTTCTCGCCGATCAATTGCACGCTCATAGGTCGATCCCTGCCGTTTCGATGTACTCCGCCATGCTCCTCGGGTGGAGCCTCACCCGCCCGCCCTTGCTCGCATCCCACATGCCGCTGTACGCCTTCTCGCTGATCGGCTTGGAGTCCAGGTACACGGGCACGACGACCGTGATCGGCTGCGCTCCGGCCGGGCTAAGGTGCTGCATCTGCTCAGGGGTGAACACGCCTTCCCCCTGCTTCACCCTCGCTATCTTGTCCCTGTCGACGATGCCCCCCGAATGGTAAGCGGGGCCGCCCAAACCCCCGTAACCTCCGCCCCCGCCAAAGCCCATTCCCCCGTAACCTCCTCCTCCGTAGCCCGTGCCTGCCCCGCCGTAGCTTCCCTCGCCAAGTATTCCGAGAGCTTCCGCAAGGCTCATCGCATCCGACGGGGGCGGAGCCGTGCCGTAGGCCTCGGACGCCTGAAGGATAGATAGCGCCTGCTGTAGCGACATCTGGCTCTGTACCGCCTCGGTCTGTCCCCCATATACGGCCAGACCCTTCTGAACAAGACCTATTATCGCAGGTATGGCAAGTGCAGGATTCATGGTGGCAATGGCAGCGACAGCCATGGGGCCAGATATAGCGAGTTGACCCAATGCGATCGCGCCGGATGCGGTCAGCCCTGCGGTCGGGGACCCCTCTACTCCGGGCGTGGCTCCGGGAAGACCCGGCATGTATATCTTCCCAAGCATGGCGTTCAGCGCGGCCGCCTGCGACGCCGTCAGAACCACCTCCCCTTTCTCCAGCTTGGCTATGATCTCGTTCGGCTTGATAGGTCCGACGCCTGGGACGTTCACCTGGCCGACCACGCCGCCCTCGTGGAACAGGCCGGCCACCCAATCCCAGGCTGAGGAGGCGGCGTCCGTTATGGTGCTCCATGTCCCGCCGAGAAACCCTCCGATGGTGCCCAGGATGCTGCCGGTTCCGGAACCCGTGAGCAGAGTCTTGATCTCGCTGGTCGCCCAGGAGACCGCCATGTCGGCGAACGTGTCGGCCAGGCTTTTCTTCATGCTCTCCCAGAAGCTGTCCCAGTAATCCCCGAAAGATTTGAGGTCCCCGCTCATGGCGTCATAGAGAAGCACAGACATCGCGTTTTCAGCGCCGGTTGAAAAATCAGTGAAGGTTTTGAGCCCCGCCTCGGCCCATGTCGTCATGTCGTCAAGCATGCGCTGGTACCCCACGGCGACCCCTCCGAAGAAGTCATTGGTGGACAGGATCAATTCCTGATCCAGCTTTTTTTTCCGCTCGGTGTAAGCCCTGTCGACCAGCTCCTTGTCTATGCCGAGTTTTCTGTATTTCTCATACTCCTTGTCCAGCAGGTCGACCTTGTACTCGTAGGACTCCTGCGACACTTCGCCGATGTCCTCATAGAGCTGCCGGCTCGCGTCGGCGATGTCCTTCGCCAGATCCTCTTCCCTCTGTTTTCGCTCCTTGGCGAGCCGCTTCTCCTCCTCCTCCCGCTCCTTGAGCAGCCGCTCCATGTTCTCCCATTGATTCTCTGACTGGTAAGAGATAGAATCGAGAGCCTTCTTGTGCTCACTTTCTACGAGGTCGAGGAATTTCTCGTATTCCTTGCCTTGCGCCTTGAGGTCTTTCTCCCGCTCCTTGTTCTCCTTCTTCTCCTCTTCCGTTATCTTCCTGATAAACCTCGATTCCGTCTCGGAATTGTTCACGAACATTCGGTGGCCCGTCGCGCGGGTTGTCTGAGTCTTGACCTCCTCCTGGCGCAGCTCGCGGTTGAACGTCATGAGCTCGTTGTTCAGCCGCTTGACATCCGCTTCCGCCTTGGCGAGTTGCCGTGTCGTCTCTTCCGGGTCCGCGCTGCCATAGATCACCTTGCTGAGAAAACTGCCGCTGGTATCCACCTCGACCGTGGCCTTCAGGCTCCTCACGGCCTCTTCAGCCTCATGGATCTGGTCGAGGATCTCCATGCGCTTCCTCGACGCCTGGGCCTCTTTGCCGCTTCCGAAAAGAAGGTTCATCCCCTCAGCCGCTTCCTTTGCGGCATCCGCCAGCCAATCGAGCGCGGGCATCAGGAGCTTCGTCACCTCGAGAGCGAGCGCCCCAACGTCCTCCTTTATTTCCCCGAACCGGTTTTCGAGGTTCTCCCACTGGCCCTCGTAAGTCTCCAGCTCCGCAGCCGCAGCCCCCCCGAACCTCTGCTGAAGCTGGTCCATGACCTCCTGGAACTGCTCGCTCTTGCTCTTGGTCGTGTCGATCACGATCCCGTAGCGGGAAAGCCGCTCGGTCTGGCCAACATACGCCTTGCCGATGATCTCCGAGGCCTGGGTGATGGTCATGCCCTCTTCTTTTTTTGCCGCCGCGAAATCCGCCGCAAGGCGGGTGGCCGTCTTGATCTCCTCGTCGAGCATGCCGTAGCTTTTGAGGTTCGCCATCACGGAGAGCGCCGCCTCGTCCGCGACCGTTGTCGTCTTCTGGATTTGGGCGGAGTAATCGATCATGCCCTGCAAAGCGGTCTTGGAGTAGTCGCCCTGGTTTTTCATGGCGACCGTCATCTTGTTGACAGCCCGCTCCTGGTCCATGTACGCCTGCATGGAGTCCCTGACGAACCCTGCCACGTTGGCTGATGCCCACACAGCGGCCGCCACACTGGCCGCCGTCTTGATTGCGCTGCCGAAGCTGTCGACCGTTCTGGTCGCCTGAGCCATGTCCTGCTGCAGACGTGCGATGTTCGCGCCTATTTCCAGCATCAAACTAGGCATGCTTTCTATTCCTCTTGCTCTTGCTGACCATGAGGTTCTTGAGCGTTCCGCTCACGTCCTGTTTTTGTTTTGTGTTCTCAGGCATTTTTTTAATCTCGTTCAGGTAGGCGATCCACATTTCCAATTCGTAGCTGTCAAGGCCATTCAACAACTCCCGGCGGGTTTTTCCCAAGGCATGAGCCAGCGACATGACAAAGAAGTCCCAGCTCCTGAGACTCAGTTTTTTTTAATGTTGTCCTGCTCCTCCTTTGAAATGCCGTTGAGCTCCTGCGCCACCGTGAAGAGACGGTCGAGAGCCTTGACGCTTTTGGCGCTCAGCACCATGATGTCCTTGTCGCTGAAAAGCCTGGCGCCTTTCTCGTCGACAATGCACCTGCCCAGCAGCTTGGCCCGGAAATGCTCGCGGTTCAGCTCTATGGTGTCGCCCTTCTTCTGGTAAATGTCCGCCTCGAAACTGTCCCGCTCCGCGCCGGTCATGGTCCTGACCCGCACGCTCCCCTTCCACTCCGGCACCTCCACGTCCCGGTAAGGCAAATCGTCCGCCAACAGAATCTGGTCCTTGCTGAGTAACATAGTGTCATCCCCCTTTATGTCGCGTTCTGCCAATCCACCCCTGTCGAAATCGTGATTGTCATGTCAGCCCGCAGCACGTTGTCAACGGCTCCGGACAGGCTGTAGCTCTGGACGTAGCCCTCGAAATAGGCGAAGCTCGGGTACCCCCCGGCGCTGGCATCCGAAAATACCACGTCGAACACCCGCTTCGTCCTCTGCCCCATGTCGCGGATCAGGCCGTCATGCAGGTGCGCCCCTGACGCCTCAGGCTCAAAGATCAGCGATATGGACAGGTCCGCCCCGTTCACGAGCCCGATCATTTTCTCCTTGGCCGTGCTTTTCAGGTGCGTCACGTCGATCACGTTCGCGTTCTGGCCGAACCCGTTGAACGCGGTGATCTGCCCGATCTCCTGCATGGCGTGGCCGAGAAGGGAGATCGTCGCCCCGCTTGCCTGGTTGACAACCGCCTCCTGGACTGTCAGCGCCGTTGCGGCGGTGCCGACGATGGTGAACACCCCGCTGTTCAACGATGCGTCGCACTCCAGGCGCATGCCGGTCGAGAAATCCGCGAACCCGGCCTGGCGGCAGATGGTCTTGTTCGCCTGCACGAAGCTGATCGTGTTCGTCGACATGATTGCGGTTGAGCCGGCAACCGACGATTCCCTGCGTATCAAAACGCCCTGTGATTGCAAAGCCATGGGTTAACTCCTCGTTACGTCGAATAGGTGACGCCCTTGGTGATCGTGATCGTGTAGTCCGCACGCAGCACGTTGTCCACCGCGCCCGCGACGTTGAACCCGGTCACATACCCCATCATCGCCATGTATTGCGACGTGGTTGCAGTGCTCAGCTGCAGCATGAGGTTCCCCTGGATCCTTCCAGAAAGACATTCCCTCATCTTGGTCTGCCCGGCGTCGGTCACGAGAAAGTTCGTGTTTATTGTGATCTGCCCGCCATCGTAGAGCCCGATCATCTTCTCCTTTGCCGTCGATTGCAGATTGGTCACGTCAATGATGTTCGCGCTCGGCGCAGGCCCGGTGAAGCTCAGAACCTCGCTCACCACATTCGCGGCGGCGGTGGCCGTCACCGACGTCGTGCTCCAATAGGTAATAATTCCTTGGGATTCCTTTGGCATTGAAAAACACCTCCTTTATGTTTGATTCCAGCAGCTGTAGTCCTGGCTCACGACGTACAGCCCCGTGTCCTGGTCGTAACCGTCCATGTCGTTGATCAGGATGGCTCTGAATGTTCTCGTTTTGTCCATGCGGTCATGGAC